AAAAAATTTTCCACATCAGGGGGGGGGTACCCCATTTTAACCCAAAAAAGAGAGCAAGAGGTCAACCACTTTTTAACACCTCTCTAACTCCTACCGAGGAGGTAGGAATAAGAGGTATAAAACTACCTACGCCACAGGATTAGTAAACTAATAATCTCTGGAGGTAAACCAGGTGATATTATGGGAGATAGTCATAGATAAGTACAGCGATAAGTACAGCGATAAGTACAGCGATAAGTACAGCGATATACTTTCCATCTTCTATGGAATACACACACACTTCAGACACCCCTTAGAGGTCAGCTAATTTGACCTCTAAGAGGTTCTCTACAAGAGTCTTATCTAAAATCCTTTAGAGTATTAACATTAAGTTTAAAGTTGGTTTTCATTTCGTTCTTCTCCTTTGTATGATTAAATTAGAGTTATAATTAATATTAAGGATACAGAGCTATAAGCTCTGTATCCTCATCTGCTGTATCTCTGAACAGGTGGTCATAAGACTCGCAGCTGTCCAGGTCATGCCACTGATTGTTATAATCAGTGGTACCGAATAGAGCAGGGTCTTGCTCGTCCTGCTCTACAGCTACAGTGCTGAGTACCGTAACTGTGTAGTCACCCTCGGTGTAGGTGTCTACTACTTCAGCCGTTTCAGGCTGATTTTGATGAGCCTCTTCCGCCTCAGGAACAAGCTTATTCCTGAGAACTAAGTGCCTGCATATAGGGCAGATATTATCTCTGCCTTCATCGAGGAGCAAGAGCTCCCCGCAATAAGGGCAAACACCATATTTGCCCTTAGAGCCTATAGTATTAGGCTCTACTTCAGTATAGAGCCTAATAAACTGCTCTGAGGCTAGTATAGCCTTCATTGCAGCCAGCCAACGGGCTAGGTTGGCTGTTGGGACCTTTATAAGGTCCTGCTCACCTCCCCAGTCCAAACTGATGAGCATATCTTTGAACTCTTTATAGAGTTCCAGAGCCTCATCTCTGTAGTAAACGTTTCCGTCTACTACATAGTAATTAGGGCGTTCGTTAGCCTCTTTTTTATTCGCCCTAATTTCATAGTTTAGGCAGCAATAGCCTGAGTTCAGCTGCTGCCTTAGCTTCTCGGCACGATGTGTGCCCAGAAGCTTATCTTCAAGCTTTGCTTGTTTAATCTGTGCTTGAAGATAGTTTCTGTAGCTCTCTTGTCTGAGAGCTGCAATTAATTTTTGACAATACTGATTGTCATCCCAATCAGTAATGTCTTGGCATAGCCAATTTGTTGGGGTATGCCATTGTGAGTACACCTCAAGGGCGTATTCTTCAATAGCGGACTTGGTCCGCTTATCGTTTAGCAGGGTCGCTGCCCTGCAATTTATAATATCTTTACTCATAGTATGTACCTCCTTTCTATGAGTAAACTATAAATATACAGAGTTATGTATGAATATACACAGCTCTGTATAACTACTTATTTGCTGCTTTTTTAGCAGCATCTAGAGCTATAGCCCTAGATTTAGGGTCAAGCCCTACATTTGTGTAGGGCTTACCCTCTTTTGACTCTTGATGAGTCAAAAATGCAATAACCTTTTGGCTACTGCCTTTTAGAACTAAGTCCTTTAAGGACCCAGCTCCCAGCTGGGAGAGTAAGTCCCTCAGCATGTATTTGAGCTTCCAGCTCTCCTCCTTAGCAGGAAGCTTTTTATACAGGACTACCTCTCCGTAGTCCTGCGCTGTTTCCAGGTTAATAGCCTGGAAACTGAAAAGAAGCGCATTATTGCGCTCCTTATACTCCACCTTACGGTAGATTAGCTCTACCGCAAGGTACTCTTGCTCCTCCTTGAGCAAGCTGTTTAGGAACGTAGTTGTTTCTACGTTCCCAAATGCTGTAAAGAATTGCAGCATATCTGCGCTGCAATTCATGTTCTGGGAGCTTTGCTCCCTGTTCTTAGATATATTAGCCATAATTACCTCCTTACTGACTAATACAATAACTAATAAAAGCTCATGGATTGAGCTCACTCAATCTTGAGCTGCGAGGTGGGGGGGGGTTGGGTTTAAAATCTCTATATATAGGTGTATATCCATATATGTATGTAGTTACCTTTATGTTGGTGTGTTTCTAGAAAAATCTCATAGATTTTATAAAAATCATAAAGAGAAAACCACCTCAAGTTTTACAAATTAAGTTTTCTAAACTGTAATAAGAAAAACACCTGCACCTTAGCTCAGACAGCCCATATTTCCCCGTAGAGCGACTTTACCCGTCTCATTGACCATTTATACCTCCGGAGCCTAAACCCCTCTTAAATCGAAAATATAGGGCGTATAACTATTTGTGCACAATGCACAAAGACTACAGAACACCCTCAGAAATAAATAGACATTTATTTAACAATCTTACACATATAAATAGACATTTATTTAACAATCTCCTCTTTCCTTTGCAACCAAACACCTCTATGCTATAATGCCTACATAAAACTTATATTTACTCATATAATTGTATAAGGAGGACGCATGAAAATCATTTTAACACTTGAAGAGGACGCGCTTAATCTTGAAGTAGAGGGAGATATCAACTACGAAGAGTTTATGACAGCTGTTCTGACGGTATCTTCGGAGCAGACTAAGAAGCTCTTTAGCGCAGCCGAGGCACAGGGAATGGACGAGGAATCACTCCATGCACTTAAAGCGGGCGTGTACGACAGGCTGAACTACGCATTTCAGCAGATACTGGACGAGATACTTCCGCCCAGTGAGGATTTCACTGAGAATCTGACAGCAGAGGCTATTCTTAGAGCCGAGAACGAGCTCATAGAGGAGGCGTATAACAAGCTCTCTACTAAGGATAAGGACAAGGAGGTTAAGTTCCCTAAAGCGCCTATAGAGATAGTAGAGGAGGAAGATGCTTAGGAGTATTTTAGAAGACGTACTGCTGACTGAGAGCGCTCCGACTTTAGAGGAGCAAGGTTCTTTAGCCGAGAAGATGGAGACATGCCCGAGGTGCGGGGGACTCTGGAGACCTGCAACAGCTATGAACGGGGGACCCTCTGAGTTTTGGAGGGAGTGCAGTAACCCTAAATGCAACACGTATCTGAATACGTATATGCCGCAGGAGCACCAGTTTATGTTTCACGATGACAGGCACCGCTTTAAGGCTAACTTCGGAGGGTACGGTAGTGGTAAGACTTTAACCTCCAGACAGGAGATTTACAAGCACATCTTTTTAACTCCTAATGGGACGGGAGTTATAGGAGCTAACGTAACATCTCAGTACGAACAGACAATTAAGAGGGAGATTGAAGCTGATATTCCGAGGGACTTCATAGAGAGGATAAGCACTCAGAAGAGCTACTACGAGTTTAAGAACGGGTACAGACTTCTGTTCAGACCGTTTGACGACCCGGATAAACTGCGTTCTTATAACATTGACCTGTTTGTAATTTTGGAGGCATCCGAGGTTAAGGAGGCCAGCTTCACTCAGCTTAAAACCAGACTCAGAAATAAGGCTGCCATGCTTCAGAAGAAGAATGAAGCTGGGGAGCTTCTGTTTAGAAGAGCCGGGAACGGAGCTAAAATTCCTGTTATTGAAAAGGAGTGGCTGGAAGGAATTATAGAGAGTAATCCGGATGCGGGGTGGATTAGAGATGAGGTGCTTCTGAACTCCGATATGGTATATAAGCACGGGGATGTGCTGGATGAGATACATATAGAGGACGACAGAAGAGACCCTATGATTTCTACACACATAACAGCAACCTCAGCTAATGAGTTTCTGCCTGCGGATTTCATAGAGCAGAATACGAAGAATAAACCTCTGTGGTGGGTTAACAGGTTTATCTACGGGAGTTTTCTCTATGCAGAGGGGCTTGTGTATCCTAACTACAATAAGTGTTTTGTAGAGGAGTATGACATACCTCCGCAGTGGAAAAGAGTTGTAGCTTTTGACTACGGGCTTGTAGACCCCAGTGTTTTTCTTTTTGGCGCGATAGACACAGAGAATAACAAGGCTGTTATTTACAAAGAGGTAGTTAACACGGAGAAGAATGTTGAGGAGCTTGCTCGGATTTTTCATTATGAGTGTAAGGACATTCCAATGGGCGGTATGTGGATTCCACCTATTATTGACCCTAAGTCCGGACCTAAGAGAGATTACGAGAAGAAGTCTTTAGCTGACCACTTTTTAGATTACGGGATTGTATTTCAGCCGGGAGCTATTAACGTTGAAGCCAGAGTATTCAGGCTTAACACGTACATAGAATCCGGGAGGCTTGAGATATTTGATACATGCAGCAGTCTCAGAGAGGAGCTTTCTAAATACAGATTTCAGAAAGACGCTACTGCCGAGTTTGGATTTACCAACAAGCCTGTAGATAAGAATAACCACTCCATTAACGCGCTGGAATGGATAACTATGGAGCTTCCGAGTAATCCGGAGAACCTTATTAACGGGGTTTACGGAAAAGAGGGTAAGAGGCTTGACCTCAGCACCGCTAAGGACGAGGATAAGTTTGCGTTTTACGCTCTTACGGATGAAGAGGATTTAGGGTATAATACGCTTATGAATGAGACTCCGTTTGAGATTTCGGAGATTTATTAAGGAGGAAAATATGTTTTTTGCAGACACGGTAATACTTGTTATTATAGCGGCAATACTGCTGTTTGGTGTGGTGCTGCTTGCTATAGCTACACTTCATTTAGCAAAGACCTGTTACATTTTGAATAAGGTTGTGCAGGAGGCTGAGAAGCTTGACGGAGTTTGTACTACACAGGTAGAGGAACCCGAATCAGACGAAGCCAATGATAAGCTTAATGAAGAGCGGGAAGCTTACACAGGACTTATTGAAGCGGTTAACGAGCTTATGTTAGGAGACGATAATGAGTAAGAAAGAAGATGTAAGAGTGCAACAGGAAGCTGATAAGAAGATTGTTCCCGAGTGCAGAGGCTACTGGGAGAGATGCGCTCCTCTGTATAGAAGAGCGCTTAAGAAGCTTCAGCTTTTAGATGCTACTGATAATGGAGATATGTGGAGAGCTCTTAAAGCTAAGTTCCCTAACTTTCAGGTGCTACCTGATTCTAACTGGGTCAGTTACGTTAAGAATAATATTTTAGCGTCGCTGTACACTACAACAAAGAGCGCGGAGCTTACCTTTACTTCGGACTTGGATAAGGAAGCTGTTACGCATCTTAATATTGCACTTGAGCATATTTGGGACACAGATAATGTAGGATACTATCAGTTTCTTGCCGGAGAACGTGCAGCTCTTTGTAATATGGGGATTACTCAGGTAGGCTGGGATGAACATTTCAAAGAGAATGGCAGAAAAGGTAGAGTAAGCTTTAAGAATATTGACCCTATTAACTTCCGCAGAGACCCTTACGCAACTGACCTGGACACAGCTAAGTGGTGCGCTGTTGTAGAGGTTTATGATAAGCACTACTTTAAAAGCCATCCTAATTACAAGGAAGCATTCAGTAATTACGCAGGTAAGGATAGTGTAGCTACTTCATTTAGTAAACCCGATTATATTTCAGGGCCTGTTAAGTCAGGTAATGAAGACCATCACGCGCTGCTTATATACTGGGTAAAGACTGATGAGGGTAAGATTAATGAGTATCACATTATTAATAATGAGTACTTATTATATAAGAAAGAAGATATTAAGCCGTCAAAGTTTCCGTTTGCAGTACTGTACTGTAATCTTCCGAGTTCAGGGCTTATAGGCACTTCGGAACCTGCTAAGATATTTGCCAATTCTGTAGCATACAACACGCTTAACTCCGTAGCTCTTACAGCTGAGTATAAGAACCAGCGCCCACCTAAGTTTATCAGTACGCAATCCGGGCTTAACGTTAAGGCGTTTGCTAAGCACGGAGATGAAGCTGATAGGACGTTTATTGTAAACGGGGATGCTTCTAAGGCAGTGCATTACCACCAGTTCCCCAGTGTTTCTAACACTTTAGATAAGGAACTTCAGAATCTCAGTAAGGACATTCAGGATATCTCCGGAGTTGACGGAAGATACACAGGTAGAGATACCGGAAGTATTATTACCACAGGCGGAACAGAGGAGATGCTTAACAGAGTAACTCTTATAGACACTCCAAAGATTATGCTCTTTGAGTATTACGTTAAGAGGCTTACCGACCTGGTACTCAGGAATATGATTGAGTTCGCTCCTGCGAGGACTTACATAACAAAAGATAAGGAAAACCAAGGGGAGTATGTTGAACTCAAAATTGACTTCCCTAAAATTCCCAAATCTGTTATACTCAATTACAATATTCAGATTAGCTCAGAGCTTCCTAAGAATAAGCAGAGAGTTATGGCGTGGGCTAATACGCTCATGGAAAAGCAGATGCAGTATCAGGAAGCTAATATGCAGGTAGACTTAATTACCGCAGAGGAGTGGCTCATGTATCAGGATATCCCATACAAGGAGCAGCTTCTGGAGCGTATGGGTATACAGAGAGATGCATCTATATTAGAGGAGACTGCTCAGAACATCTACGAGTATAGCGAGATGATTGACCAGGGAATGCCTCCTGAAGATGCACTTCTTCAGACGGCGCAGGGAGCTATGAACAGGCGGCAGGGTAAACCTACACCTCTTGAAGAGAATACTGCGCCGACAATGCAGACCTCACTCTCTCCGGATAACTTAACCGGAGGGATTGAGATATAAAGGTAGTGTTTTGTCATCATGCCTATCTTCCTTATTAACAGCTTAGTTGACACTAAGCTGTTTTTTATATATTATTGTTCCAGCAAGTATATTGGCTTCCGCTAGCCTAATAGTGAGTAAATATTTGCTCTCTATCGTAATCGTTGTAGCGAAAGGAGAATTAAACAACAGATGAGTGAAGAAGCACAGACACTATCTGCTGAGGACCAGAGTTTTGTAGATTCACTGTTATCCTCACAAGAGGGTGACCCTGCACCCCAGCCTACTGATGAGCCCCCGGCTGATGCCCCTGCACAAAGCAGCACGGAACCTCAGGAGGGTAATAAACAGGAACCCGATGATGACGGGGATATTGATGCGCTGCTTGGAGATGACTCTAAGAATGCAAATAAAGCATTTGCATCCATGCGAGTTAAGAATAAACAGCTCACAGACATCATCAACAACGTTGCTTCAGTCATTGGGCTGGACCCTACAAAGATGGCTCCCGAGGAGCTTGAAGCAGCAATGAATCAGGCAGTTATTGAGGCTCAGTCGAAGCAGACACAAATTCCTACTGAAATTCTGGAGAGGCTTAATTATCTCGAGAATCAAAATAAGGAACGTGAAGCTGAGAAACTGCATTCCGCAGCCAGGAATGGTATTCTGGCTATCAAGGAGCAGTATGGAGCTTCTAAAGACGAACTGACTGAGTTCCTTTCAAATTTAGCACAGGATGGGATTGACCCTCTGCATACCCAAGTTGACCTCACTACAGAATATGTAAAGAGGAATTTTGACAAGGTTGTTGCAGCAAGAGTCGAAACTCAGGTAGCTGCTGAACTTGAGCGAAGAGAGAAAGCACAAAGCAGTGCTTCTACTCCCAGTGCGTCAAAGGGCTCAAGTCCCGGAGATGGAAATAAAATCAGCAGTGTAAAGGAATTTGAAAGGATGCTTGACACTATGGATTTATAACTTAATAAGGAGAAAAAGAAATGCCAAACGGAACAATGTACTTGAACGCAAGCAATTCTCAGGCTAACCTGAATAGAATGATTGACCTTGCGAACGGACAGACAAATCTTGTAAACCCTGAGATTTTCTATTCTAAGCAGCTCTTAGACACTATTAGAATAGATGGGGAGCAGTACAAGTACTTCAGGTATGCTGATGAGACTCCTATTCAGGAGAAAGCCGATAAGCTTACTCTTAGAAGATGGGCTCCTCTTCAGGCACATACAACCCCTCTTCAGGAAGGTGTTCCACCTGTATCTGATAAGGGTTCTGTAGAGAAGTATGAGATTACTGCGAAGCAGTACGGTAGATACATCCGAGTCGCATAACTCTGTGTATCGAAACGCTAAATGCGTTTAAGTTATAGCCGACCTCGCAAGAGGGCTTTTCTAAACAGTTCTGCTCCGGCGGGATGTAAGTAAAAAATATTTAGAAAGGTATCATGGGATGGGTACAAATCATGAGGCGAAGTTCAGAGTAATTCCATCAACTAAATTTCTATATGAGATTACAGGAGACGGAAGAATTATAAGGAATGTTAAATCCAAGAGGCAGCTGAAGACACACTTTGATAAAGACGGTTATGTCTGTGTAAACCTTAGAATAAACGGTAAGCACGTTATCAAAAAAGTGCATAGATTAGTTGCAGAATGTTACATAGGTAAATGCCCGGAGGGTAAAGAGGTAGACCACATAGACCGTAACAGAGCTAATAATCATTACGGGAATCTCAGATACCTCACACACAAGGAGAACTCAGTCAAACCTTTTACTGACAACATACGAAGAGCTAATCAGGAAAGGTGCGGTAAACCTGTTTATGTAGATGAAAAGCTTTATCAAAGCTTTGTAGAAGCTGCAAGGTTTATCTCAGAGGAAACAGGAACTCCTATAAATACGATAAGGCACTACCTAAAAAAGAGAAGACATTACATTCACGGATTTAAAATCAAATACTCTGAATAAGTTGCAGAGACTGCATGCTATACACTCTACGGAGTAAGGTACAGTCCACAATACAAAAGGTAAATGTGGGAGTTTACCGACAAAGTTAATTTCGGGGTTGTTGACCCTGTTGTTGCACATTACGTTAAGGAGTACTCTATCGTAGCTATTGAGACTCTCGATATGCTCGCTAGAGAAACACTTCTTGCTACAGCTCAGAAGCAGTACGCTAAGGCAGCTAAGGACTTTGAAGCTCTTACTGTTGCATCCGTACCTAATCTGACAGACTTGCGTATGATTGTTCTACAGATGAAGAAAGCACTCGTAAAGCCTAGAACTAACGGAAGATTCCACGTAATAGGGTCTCCTGAGTTCTACTTCGATATGATTTCTGACCCTACTGTAGAGCAGTATATGAAGATTAACCAGACTACCAGCACAATGTACTCCGAGACCAAACTCGTTCCACTCTTTGATATGGAGTTTTACGAGACTATGGTAGTTCCTACTTCAGGAGAGTTCATGAAGAACGGTGTACTGAATCTGCGTGTCTTCAGAAAGAACGGAGCTTCTTACAGCTACGCTTCTATTCCTAGCACAGACACTACTGTGTACAAGAAAGAGACAGGTTATGTAAAGGATAAGAGAACAGGTAAGGATGCTTCCTGGATTCCTGACCACGTAACCTGGGATGTTTCAAAGTACACTACAGGCGGCACGGACTGGAGAGAGTTCAAAGCTCAGCACATTCTTGTTCTCGGTAAGGATGCGCTTATCAGAACAGGTCTTGCAGGTGAGGGACACACTAAGGTGTACACTAAGCCGCTTGGTTCTACAGGTGTTCTGGACCCAATCGACCAGAGACAGTCTATTGGTTTCAAGATTAACTCTGTAGGATTCGGTTGTGTAAGACTTGAAGCTGTAGTAGATTACATCTGCGTACCAACTCAGGTCAACGTACTATAATCAATTAGAGAAAGGAAATAGCATATGCCAAGACCAAAGGTAAATGTTCCCTCCGAACTTGATGCTGTGACCGAGGCTTCTGCCAAAGAGCAGGAGCCTGTCATGATATCTAAGGAAGAGGTTGATAAGCTGGTCGCTGATGCAGTAGCTAAAGCACTGGCTGAGACAGCTGTGGCAACTAAATCTATGGAAGAGGTTGCTGCTCCGAGTCTTATAGATGCACAGAAACAGAAGCAGGATGTATTCCATCAGTATATGTATGAGGAGCGAGTAGATATGTATTTGTCTCCTACATATCGTCCGTACTTTGGAAACGTAATGCCGGTCACAATCAATGGTGTTACAATTGAGTTCCCTGTAGACGGGTCTACACACTCTATTCCTAAGACATTTGCTGATGAAATTGCTAACAGGCGAGTTCTGATTGATAAGATTAACTTCAAGACAGAGCGTATGAGCGATGTACAAAGCAATTTTGAGTATGTACCCGGAGACTTAGAGCTGATATAAGACAGTGTAAGGGAACTTAAATGTTCCCTTATTTTTATTTATAAGGAGTTATGTATGAACATAAACAAAGTAGTTCTTCAGGTTAATAGACTTCTTGGAGATGAGCTATATCCATACAGTAAACTTGAGCAGTTTCTGGATGCTGTAGTTGATGAGATTAACGATAATCTGTCAGCATGCTTTCCTGTATTCAGTGATGTTGTAGAAGACCCTACAAAAACTGATGTAGATTATGATTACTTTCCTGATAAATACATCAGAGAGGTAGTTATTAAAGGAGCTGCATATAAGTTTCTTACTCAGGATGAAGAGGGTATACCTACAGCTACGCAGTACGGTTACGAGTATAAGGATGCTATGTTTGTTATGCTCAGAGACTATGCACGTGAAGTACCGGCGCAGTATGATGTAGACCACATAGCAGCTGTAGATACCAGCTTTGAAGATTTAAGTGAGCTTGAGATAGAGCCTATACTTAGTGGGTGGTGGTTTTAATGGCTAGGACAGGGCAATACAAAAGCTATGAACGAGGCAGAAGAACCTACACCCTTGAGAATGTATTTACAGGAGGAATGAAGTACAGTGACGCTCCTTTAGATGAGGGACAGATGCGTCAGCTTGTTAACTTTGATTTATCTAATGACAGGCGCACACTTATTCCTCGGCGCGGACTGCATTTTGAAAATGCTGCTTTTGGTAATACAGGAGTTCTTACTTACTCAGAAGATAAGACTCCTAAGCTTATCAAATACAGTAAAACTGTAAATGCGGAACATGCTATTGTTTTTGATGGAGCTTCTGAGCTTTACGTCAGAACAGACCATAGCGGTAAAGTGCGTGAGGGAGCTGTGAATGTTCCTGTGTTTGTTGGGAATGTACAGGCTGTACATAATGTGCCTTGTGCACAAACCGTATTCAGAGAACCTATAGGAGCTGAGGCTTATACTAACAGATATTATACGCCGTCTTCTAATGGCTTTACTGTAGTGAATAATCCTAATGATTTATCTGACAGTGTTACTACAGACCTGGAGCCTAGAAAGCTTAATGCAGCAGAGGCTACTATGTACGGGTATAATATGCTGCTTGATAACCCTTATGCTTTTGTAGATAAGAGAATAAGTGGAAATGAGCGTTTTATCTTTAACGGGATTCTCCCATATGATGTAGACACAGGTGCTATTAAATTTGACCCTAGAGTTAATGAGTACATTAGGTTCAGGGCTTTCTATGAAGCGGCTCCCGGTAAGTACTACTATATCTGGCGCACACGTACAGCAAATAATGACGCTTACAGGATTGTTAAGGTAGGTACTGTAGATATTCCTACGTCAGGAAATCTTCCGGAGCTTACTTATTCTGTAGCAGTACCTCATACAACTTTATTCGTTGAACTGGATATTTATAACTGCACACAGGTATCAGACACACCTAACTCAGCGATACCGGGGAAATCTTCTGTTATTTATCAAAAGCTTGATAATCAGGGAGGTTCCGCTAAATGGTATTACAGCTTGGTAGATAAGAAGTACATACCTGTTAATCAATCTGAGATTATAAGAGATGTACCTGTACTTCAGCGTATAGAGCACAGCTTTAACTTCTCCGGAAGTACTGAAGATTCTACCAGAGGTATGAAGTTTGAAAATTATAATCTGGCTACATGCCGCGGTATGAGTTACTGGGCAGGTTCACTTATTTGTTATGCTCCCGAGAAAGGGCGTAATATCTTATTTCTCAGTGCTTACAATGAGCCTGAGTTTTTTCCATATCCTAATAACACAGATATCTTTGAAGAGGAAATAAGGTATGTAACGCCTTATCTTTCAGACCTCTTGGTATTCACCGAGACACAGCTTTGGAGGCTTGTTAAGAATACAGATAAAGCAGGCTGGACTAAAAGTCTTATTCAGGGAAATCTTAATATTTCTGATTATGACATCAGATTTATTCAGGTTGTTAAGAATATGGTGTATTTTAAATCTGCTGATAACTATTTTATGGTTGTGCCTAAGACGCAGCGTTCTACAGGAGAACTTACACTGGCTCCTGTGTCCAGAACACTGGATGTATTCTTTGCTGACTTTGATAAAAGCTTAAGAGATTTGCTATCCAGTACATACGGTAGATATGGCAATGACCTTAAGATGGATTTCAAAGAAGCCGAGATTAGAATACGTGATGCATACTGTTATCTTGATTATGAGGATGTACATAATGTGTATATGCTCAGCTGCGCTCATCAAGGCATAGTGCATAATATAACTGTTGAGCTGCTCTATAATACTGTAGTAAGATATTGGAGAGCTTACACATATGAATGTGCTACAGCGCTTGTTCCTTATACTGCTGATGCTACACGTAAGACAGATCTTGTCAGTCTTGTTAAAGATAATAGCGGAGCTGCTGTACAAACATATAAGCTTTATAATATTCCAAGAACAGCTGTTAAGGATGATTTATCTCTTTCATGGGGACAAGAACATCCTGTAGTATACCCTAACTATCAGCTCTTTGATTCAGGACAGCATGATTATGTTTTGGAGTCTAAGAAGCGCTTTAGGGAGTTGCAGCTGTTTATACATAACCTGACAGAGAAAAATTTAACCTTTAACTTAGAGTTCTTACTGGATGGCGTAGACAGGTACCCTATGTTTAAATATCTAGAAAATACACAGTATGACCCTAATACAGGAACTGTTACAGTATACCTGGATAAGCAACCTGTCCTTACTGAGACAGTACCTCACGTTTCCGGAGCGTTTACTATTAATCAGGAGACTATTCCTTTAGTACAGCTCTGGAAAATACGTACAAGTATTTCAGGTAAAGGTTATGCTCCGCGTTTTCTATTTGCATCCAGAAATCAAGAGGAGTTTGCGCTTGTTAATTTCATATGGGTGTATAGATTAATGTATTTGAGGTAAACACACATGATAAAAAACAATTCATTTTACAGAGCTGATGATGTAGTGCTTAAAGCATATTTACAAGGTATACCTAAAGAAGCTCTGACAGATATAGATGCTCTTGAAATCAGTTACACACAGGAGGGAGCTGCGTGGTATAGAACTATTGATATCACTCATGATGATATTGATACAGACCTTAGCTTCTACATTGTGCTTGATAATGCAGAGACACTACTGCTGTCACCTGATAGACCTATTGTTTTTCAGTGTCTTATCAAGTTTAAAAACGGCTTTCAGAAGCATACCAATTTTGCCAGTCAGGCTGTCAAAGATATTCTTGTGGAGGGGCACTAATGGGTAAACAGATAGTATTTAAAGTAGAGCAATCTGCTGTATCTCTTGTAGGTGTCAGGCAGATTGTTGTAACCGAAGATGGTGTAATGGTAATTACACTATCTGATGGAACTGTAATAACATCTCCGTCTCTCAAAGGGCCTAAAGGTGATACAGGTGTTCCTGGGAAGATACAGGATGTACTTGTTAATGGGACTTCTATAGTAGACCCTGATGGTACTGCCAGATTTTCCACTATACAAGAAGACCAGACAGTACAGCTGCAAACAGATGTGCTTAATGTTATCACTGAAAAGCTTATAGCTGAATATGTATCTAAACAGTATCTCCTTGACCAGATACAGAGTATTACTTCACAGTTACAGGAGAATTATGCACAGCTTGACGCTAATTATAAGAACTCCGTGAAATTTGTACAAACATTCTTATACAGATTTCAGGAAATGCTCATGGCTCTTAATCAGCAGATAACTTATGATGCAGAACATATTACTGTAGGTAACAGTGTTAACTTTAAGGTTACTTGTACAAATGATTCCTTTACTGTGACTTATAAAGGGCTCCCTTATATAAGTGTTAATACGGCAGGAGTTATAACAGTACATCGTATTAAAGCTCTGGACTATATTCAGATAGGAGATATTATTATTAAGAATGCAGGAGCACACCTGTTTGAGATTACAGATTATAAGGAGTAAAAGATGGCAAGTGTAAGATTAAGAATATTACTTACAGAAAATTCATATAGTATAACTAATAATACTTCTGTTTGTACAGCTGTAGTACAGTTAGCCAGTCAAGGTAAATCCTGGAGTAATTATCAATGCCCCGGAAGTCTTTGGCTTAACGGAAGTAATTATAGGTTTACTTCTACGTTTACCAAGTCAACCTCATGGCAAACACTGTATACTTTAGCTAATGTTACTATTCCTCACTGGGATGATGGTTCTAAGACACTTGCTGCGTCAGTTTCTTTTGCTACAGGAGTTTCAGTAGGAACTCTGACTGCAAGTGCATCACTTACTTTAACACAGCTCTATAGAAAATCCGACCTTGAGATTCTAACACAGAATATTAAATTCGGAGATACTGTAGACTTTAAGATTACGAGTAAAAATGATGCTTTTGTGCATACTGTTTGGATAGGTAAAACAGGTTCTCTTAATTGGCAGGTAATGTTTGACAGAGTAAAAGCCGGAGTACATAGCTACACTATTCCGGAGGAATGGGCCAGGTATGTAACAGGAACTGATACTACTTTCCAGATATATATGACCACGTATTATGGTAGCACTGATTTAGGTTCTACAGATTACGGAGCTATACTACATTTAACTCCACTTAATACAATGGCACCTGTTGTAGAGCTTGTTTATAATGACACTAATCAGGAGCAGTATAACAGATTTGGAGGATATATACAGAATAAGTCTAAGCTTAATGTAGGTATTAATGTAACCTTTGCTTATAATGCTACATTTGTGAATGGTATTATTACTGTAGACGGGCAAATATATAATCTGACGTCAGAGAGTGATACTTGTATTACACTACCTATAGCTTCTTTAACACCTAAGATAGAGGCTATAGTTACAGACAGTAGGGGTATGACAGGTAGGATAAGTACTGTACTTAGTGATGTCTTACCTTATCAAGCACCGCAAATTACAAGCAGTAATATTTTTCGTACTCTTACAGCAAGCAGCCCAGAAGATAATCCCGGAGGAAGCTTCTTACGTGTTATTGTTTCCGGTAAAGTCAGCACGCTTAACGGAAAAAATCCTATCAGTTTTAAGTTTAAAGTGCAGACTGCTAACAGTTCTTTTGAACAGACGCCTGAAGCGAGTGCAATTAGTATAGACAGTAAAGGTAACTTTACAATCAATTATATTATTCCCAGAGAGGTTCCGGGAGCAGCTAATGTATTACTTGAAATTACTGATGCTTTTACTACATACAGTCTAAACTTATCTTTAGCTACACCGCTTGTAAAAACTGTGTGTGTTAACACAGAGCTCAAGAGTGTTGCTATAGGTAAAATTCCTGAATATTCAGGACTGGAAACTAATGATATACATATATATAATAAAGTATATGGGCACCAAGGAGCGTACACAAAACCACTTATTGTATCTAAAGGTGATACTGTTGCAGGGAATATTTACGGCGCTGTTACGCTTGTACTTGATTCTGATAGTATTGGATTCAATCTTCCTGTAAGTGCTCTGATTAACGGAACAGGACTTAGAGCTAAAAAGGTTAGTGCTTATATCAGAGAAGTACAAGGGCCTGCTGTAGTAATCGTACCTAGCACAGGTGTAAGTGATATTACACAGTATTGTAGAGTACAGCTCAGTCAGACAGGAGCACCTGAACTTCTTATTGAGAAGCAGGGAGCATTTTCTAAATATGTTTCTAATTTTCAGCCGTTAATAGCTTATATAACTTATGAACTTGAGGTAGAATAATGAGTAAATTGGATGAACTGAAAAAGAAGTATCAAGAACAGTATGAAGCAGATATGATTGCTTTTAATCTAAAATCACCGCTGGCTATAGTAGCTTGTGACAGCTTAGATGAGCTGAGTCTTGATGCAGATGGTAATTTAAAAATCACCACTACATTTGGTAGAGTGTGTGAGGGGAATATCAAAGGACCTAAGGGAGATAAAGGTGAACAGGGTATCCCAGGAATACAAGGGCTCCCAGGACCTCAGGGTTTAGTAGGTCCTCAAGGTCCTAAAGGTAACCCGGGGCCTAAAGGAGATAAAGGACAAAAGGGTGATACCGGAAATATAGGGCCTAAGGGTGAGCAAGGTCCTAAAGGGGAACCGGGTAAAGACGGTGTATCTCCTAAAGTGCTTACTGTTCTTACAGACTCTGATACAGATACAGCTAGTGCTTCAGCTATCAAGAAATATATTCTTGATAATATAGGCTCTTCCGGAGGAAGTACTACTGTAGAATTTGTACAGGCACTACCAAGCACAGGAAGAGAGCATGTATTATACTGTGTATTAACTGACAGTATCTTAAAGTTTTATGAGTATAGAGAGGCGTATCCGGGACACTTTGAGTTTGAATTATTGGAGTTGCACCTTGCTCTAACTGATATTATTAATCGTATATCCAATGATGTACAAGATATAAATAAGTGGAGAGGTAGTCTTACCGGTGTTATTGATACCCTTGACACTGTGCCTACAGAGAGTACACCAGGATATCCTTTTAGGTATTATATTACAGACGACACCCATCAACTGTTTCTGTATGACCCCTCACGTCCCTCAGCAGAACGCTGGGTATATATAGAGGATAAAAAAGTTAAACGTAGTATTACAGCACTAAAAGCATATATTGATGCGAACATAGAAGAGCTTAATGCAGCTATAAATAATATTAAGCCGCATACCCCTGTTACTAAACAATACTATACGCAGATTAACACACTAGCTGGTATAGAAGCTAACACACCTATAGCATTAACCCGCCTACCTAATGATATAAACAGAGATAACATATGTCATATTAAAGGGTGTATTATTGATGATGCTGGTAATGCGATTAGTATTCCATCAGGAGACATAATATTGTATGTAGACGGGGATACGCATACACTTACTATAATGGCAAAAAACACAATACAACAGATATCTCATATGAATATTATTATTGAGTATATGTAAGGAGGTTATAGATGAAAATTAATTGGAAAGTTAGATTTAGGAATAAGGTATGGCTTCTGACATTTGTTACAGCTGTGCTGGCGCTTATATACAGAACATTGGAAGTTCTTAATATTGCGCCACGGATTGAGCAAGAAAAGCTTATGGAGCTGGCATCTATGCTTGTGGGTATTCTTGTACTCTTAGGCGTAGTAACAGACCCCACCACTAAAGGTACAAAAGATAGTGACCTCGCTATGAGCTATACTAAGCCTGCAAATAAACTTCCTGAACTGGATGCACAATATGCAGAAGAAATACCTGAAGATGAGATTAATACAGGAGATAAGATGAATGGGTAGTATGTGGTTTAATCAGTTTGACCCTCGTTGGTCAAGAAAAGCATACGCAGGTAGGACTATGGCAGCTTCTGGCTGCGGTCCTACTGCTATAGCTAATATCGTTAGTTCTAAACATGATAGTGTTACTCCTGCTGTTGTTGCTGATTGGCTTACATCACACGGCTATGCTTCCAACGGTAATGGTACATATTGGTCAGGAATTAAGGCAGCACTTGATGCGTATGGTTGTCCTGCTACACAGCATAGTTCTATGCAGCCGTTCTTTGATGAGATGGCTAAGGGTAACAGATGGGGAGTTATACTCTTCAGAGCAGGTACACGCGGGGGTGTTACATGGACAGGTGGCGGTCATTTTGTTGCTATCGTAAAAGGATATGAATACAGAAATGGCAAGCATTATCTGTACGTATCTGACTCCGGAAGCCGAGGACATGATGGTTGGTACACATATGAGGACCATATGCGTGGACTTATTCCTACACTCTGGTCTTGTGTAGTTGACAGCAGCTCAGCTCCTGTACCTACACCTAATCCTAATCCTCCTGTTCCAGCAGGCTCTAGTACTAATACACTCTATCTGGTAAAGTCTCCTATAGGACTTAATGTTAGAGGTGGTGCAGGTACAAGTTATGCTAAAATAGGTGGACTTGCTAACAATACTAAAGTTACTATAACCCGGATATCAGGTAACTGGGGGTATGCCCCTAGTGCCGGAGGCTGGGTCTGCATGGATTATCTTGTTAAAGTTGGAGCCAGTACCGGAGCTGCTACTAATGTAGTAGCAGGAGGTACTTACATTCTTACTATGGATATGAGGGTACGCACCGGTCCAGGTACAGGATTTAGAAATAAGAAGCGTAGTGAGCTTACTCCTGATGGTAAGAAACACGCTCGCGCAGGAATCTATGCAGTGCTTGCTGCTAGAACACGTGTAACTGTTCTGGAGGTTAGAGGCAACTGGGCTAGGATTCCATCCGGCTGGGTTTGTATCTGGCAGGGTAACACAAGATATATGAGGTAAACTTCAATGCAAACAGGAGACAGAGTTGTATTTACATTAATTAATGCACTTGTAGCTATAGACCTCGGAGCCTTTGGTTGGTCAAACTACTAAGGAGGATATAAATGGAAACAGTAGTAGCACAGCTGATAGCATTTATTGTCGGAGGTTTGTGTACTTTTATTATTACCTATGTTGTTATGTTTGGGACTCTTCGTAAAGGAGTCCTAGCATTACTCAGGTACAGACTCTTTGCTGAGTGTGAGCGCATAATTAACAGGGGATATATTACAAGTGATGAACTCACTGACCTTGACAGTTTACATGAAGCGTACAAAGGGCTTAAAGGTAATGGTACAGGTGACGCACTTCACAGACTTGCAACAGCACAGTCTTTACAAGTTACAACAAACAGTATTAGAAAGGGGGTTAAGTAATGGGTTCCAGCAGTTCTTCGCAAACGCAGGTGCAATCTCCTCAGACAAATGAGACTACCAGTTCGGCGACTTCCCAGATTACACCTGACTTTATACAGCAATTAGCTGATTTAGTAGCTAAGTCTACAGCACAAGGTAGATTTGAGTCCGGACGTTCCGGAGCTACATACACTCCCGAGCAGGTCAGACAATCTAATAAAGCACTGCTTGATGATGTAAACAGTTTATTTAAAACAGGTTCATTTACTGATAAGGACTATGGTATACTTACAGATAGAGATGTAATATTAAATAATCTGAATACAGCAACTAATGCAGCCTTTAATGCTCAGCGTAGTGAAGCCCAAGCTAATCTCCTTTCTCAGGCTAATTTGGAAGCCCAAAACAGAGATAAAGCTATACAGAATGCCAGGACTAATCTGGAGACTTCAGCTTTATCCGGAGCTAATGCAGGACAGATAAATGCAAGTATCTTATCCAGTCTGTTATCTCAGCAGCAGCAAGGAGTAGGTGAGCAGACATCAGCATTACAGCAGCTTCAGAACTTAGCTGAAAAGCGCAGGCAGACTTTAGCAGAGAATGCAAATACTGCAATCACTACAGCTAATGCAGCTGCTAATTCTCTTGGAGCACTTCGTAATGAAGAAAAGAATGCCAGAGTTGCTGCGGCAGGTTCAGCACTTTATAATATGGGTAGCCAGTCAGGTAGTTTTGCAGGTGCAACTAAAGCACAAGAGTACGGTAATACAGCTAATAATAACATCAGTACAACATCGCCATACTCAACTAAGAACGTCACTAAGAATGGTGAACTCAAAACTACTACAAGTTCGTCAGGCTCCACCTCATAGGAGACTAGTATGCGTTTTTTAGAAGATTTTAATATTAAGAAATATCCTAAACCAAAGAAGAAGACCTCTAAGAAAAAGGGGTCTTCTTCTATTTCTTATAAGAAGCCTATACCTAATAAAATACCTGATAAGATTCCTGTTAAGAAGCTTCCTACGCCTGCTGAAATTAAACGTAAGCAGAAAGTTGTACAGGAAGCTAATGCCAGGGCTACAAAAGCTATTAACCATTTTAAGGCTAATAACCAGCTTGCAAATAATGGAACCAGTAATCTACGGGGGGCTTCGTTTACTAAAAAGGTAGCACCTTTTATAGATACAAGCCCTAAGCCTAGTACAGTACCTAAAGATTATAAGCAGCCTAACTACGCATTTAGAAAAACGTCTTTAGCTAAATGGTACGAAAAACAAGTACCAGACCCTATAGATAGGCGGTCTCCTTATGCAGGGTTTAATGGTAAAGGACTTAGTAGATTCACTACAGGAGTATTCAAGGTGCTTAGTTCTGACGCTGACCCTAGAGGAATGCTATCAGACCCTAGAAGACGTAAGATACATGAACTTCAGCTTAAGAACCAGCAAAAAGCTTTACGTGAACTCTGGGGTGGAACGCAGTCTTTAGTTGCTGATGTTATAGTGCGACCTATCTATGCTATGAAATGGGCGCAAGCTGAAGCTAAACATAGAGAACAGCTTAAGCAGAAAAGGCTTAATGAGCTCTATGGTATAGATAGAAAACAGCAATCTTACTATGTAATAGATGAGGAGACCGGTCGTGCTATTGTTATTAAAGGTAGTAAAAGTGGCGGTGATACTTACAGTTATCTTAATTCTAATGGAAAAGCGCTAAGTCTTGATATGCATGTTCTGCCTGCAAGTAAGGTAAATGCATACAGGATTATAGGACTTATTCCTAAAGATAGGGTGTATCATGTTAAATCCAGTGAGCAATTCCTATCTAACTTATTTGACCCTAACTACAACGCAGGAATACTTAAGAGGGATTCTAAAGGGCTCCCTTATATTTCTAATGCAGGAATTAGGAATTACTTAGCACAAAACAGTAGCAAACCTAAGTTTGATTTTGTGTTTAACACTACTCCTCTTAAGTTTAGAAAAGATGACCTTATGCTTGAAAGGTATCTCAATAAGTCAGCAGAGGATTACGTACAGAGTAAGTATTTCTATAATCTGCCTAGAATATCAAATGTAACTCCCGGAGCTGCTATGGCGGTTAACTTCCTTGCTGGAGGACTTAACCTCATAACTAGACCTGGTAATTTAACTGGTGCGTATTTTACAGGTAAGATGGCAGGTAAGACATCTGACCAGATAAGATATGACATGTATAAAGGTTTTGTAAAAGGTGCTGATACATCTTTTACAGAATATTATATTACCAAGCATGACAAGCATCCTTATCTCAAAGGGCTCCTGCTTGATACTATTACTGACCCTACTATCTTTGCTGACTTTATAGCTAAAGGTGGTGCTGCTGTAACAAAGCAGTTTATCAGAAGAGCTGTTAAATCTGATATTACAGAGCATAGCCTTAAAAATGTTGCAGCTAAATACCTCAGTGGAGCTAAGCTTGTTACAAATACAGGTGATATGACTTTTAAAGAAAGTCTTCAAAGTTTGTTTGTAACACACAGATACGGCACAGTACACCAAACCAGAGGTGTGTACTCCAGAGTCAGAGGTAGACTGAAGCATACAAAGATAACAGCTGATGCACTGGATAACGCGCTTCCTAAAGCGTTACTGCCTAACAGAACTAAACGTCAGCTTATTAATACAATGATTACTAATCCTAAGCAGGTTAATGAGCGTTTTATAGCTAATATCTTACATGAAGCCGGATTTAGGAATAAGTTTAAAGATGACCTTGCTGAAGCTGTTTACGACAGCTACAAGACAAGTGGTCTTATAAGCAATACAGCCAGAGCTAATAAGACAGCAGATTCGGTTAATAAGCTTTATAAGAGGTACGCTAATCTGCGCTCTATAGCAGAGCATGTAGATAATATTGATACAGCACTTACTAAAGCTGCATTTCCTGCGCTTACTCTTACTGTTAAAGGAGCTAAGAAAGGTATTAAAGCTATTAAGCACACAGAGCTTAAGAGATTTTTAGCTAAAGCTGCTGAACTTAAGAATATGTCTTTGTCAGAAATAATGAAGCAGGAAGAGCTTTTAGAGCTGACAAAACGTAGAATGCAGCATCAAGTTGAACGCGCTGTAGAACCTATAGCTAAAAAGCATGTGCTTACTATGGACCTTCTTGAAGATGAAGCTAAAAAGATTGAAGCTGCTAGACGCTATGGTATGTATGGTACTACAGATAATCTAGCTGATATTATAGCAGCCAGAGACAGTAAACTCATAGATACTTTAGATACAGTGCAGTATGCTGTAACTCTTGGAGATGATGGGTATAATAAAGCGCTTAAGTATGTCAAAGATACTTATGAAGATACTGCTGATGTAGCGTCACTGCATGAGTTCTTAGAGAACACGTTACAGTCTAACAATAACCTCCGGGACGGACTTGTCTATGTCAAGAATGATGCGGAGCGAGCTAAACTTGGAGCACTTATTGATGCGCGCGAAAATCAAATATATAAAGTGCAGAGTGCTGTAGATAATGCTGCTGCATCTAATGTACTTAAAGATTTATCCAGAGCACTCAATACACTAGCAGCACAGCATAATACAGCAGATATGCTCCGTGGTATAGATAATTATTTGGTTAATTCCGTAGAGCAGGTGCATTTAGCTACCAGATATACTGATGAAGCTTTAGCTAATACAGTAACTAAGCGTATTGATGAAGTACGAGAGCTTATAAAAAATGATGCGCTTTCCAGAGAATATAAACATGCACTTAATCAAATTACAGGAGATATTAAAGATATCAGTAAGAACTTTGTTAAAGCCAGACTAGGTGCAGATTCTGCACTTACTCTATCTACGTTCTTTAAGAAGTTTACTGTAGTAGGTGAAAAATTTAATACTAAGTCTTTTGAGCATGTGTTCCATAAGACTGATAATATTGCAGCTACACTTCAGGAAAGCGCAACTGTTCCTGCTGCTGAAGTTATGCATGTGCTTACGAAAGATACTGCTGATGGAGTTGTTACTGAACTCAAGGAGTATCTCCCTGAGTATCTTTACGATGCACTGTCTGAGGTAACCTCTTCAGACCTTGATAAAGTAGCCCTGCAAAAGTCTAATGTTAATGTGATTACACACACTGAGGCAGAGAAGAGAGCATATCAAGGAGCAAGAGCTCCTATTGATATTAAGCTTAATGTCAGTGGGCAGGAAACCCAAAGAGCTATCAGAGATGCCGCTACAAAGAACTTACTACTTAAAGATACAGAGTCACTTAGAAGCACACTACATACTTCTTTTGACAATGCTAACAGGGGACTCAGATACAGACAGCAAGCAGAGTTATTCACGCATAAAGCTACACAAGCTAAAGTTGTTGATGACCTTATTGCTGTAAATAAACGTATGCAGAACTTACCTGCTGTACAGGATTTCAGAAAGAGTGTCGGAGATGCTGTTTCTGCAATTAAAAAAGAAGTTACAGCTGAGTTCAGTACTGTTGATATAAGCAGCCTCAAGAATGTTAAAGGTATAGAAAAACCTGTAGTTGATTTACAGCATCATACACAGGACATTACAGATGCGCTAGTAGAACATGTATTTGATTTTCTGGACAGCTCTGTAAGCTTAGGTAAGCGAGATGAAGCAGCACATCTCACTGCGCTTAATATGCTTGATGATATTCTTGAGCGTACCGGGCGTACTTCCGAGGCTCTTACTCTTTCAACTAAAGAAAAGCTCATAGGAGATTTATTACCTCAGATTAATGAGGTTATAGAGAAAACACGCAGTGCTGCTACCTTAGTAGAATCCAATAAGGAGTATTATGCTCTTGCTAATAACCTCATGGATACTGCTAAACGCAGTACTGATGCTGCTCATTTAGCAGAAACAAAGGAGAGCATTCAGCACGCTACAGACAGTATCAGAGATACACTTAAACTTCAGCTTGAAGACGCAGAGCTTCAAAAGAGTTTAAGACAGTATGCTGTTGAGCATAATCTCAAGAATACTCCTATATTTAAAGATATCAGGCGAGATGTTGTAGATTATGTTATGGAGCAGGCTAGGGTATATGCTAATACATACTTCACTCCTGAGATGACTATTACAGCTAAGCGAGATATGGTAAAAGACATATTCTCCAGAGCTGTGCAGTCTACAGGAGCTGTTTCAGATGCGTACACTCCGTCTATAGAGCTTATAGATGAGCTGCTTCCTTATATTTCTAATGTAGTAGAGACATACAGAAGAGCTGATAGTGTAATCAGAGACTTCACCAAGAAGTTCTCATCAGCTGTTGTAGATAATATTAATAAAGCAGCTACAGCTAAAAACAAAGTAAATCCTGTATTTGAACAGGTTGTAAATAACGCTAAAGTACGAACTAATGTTCTTAGTAGATTCGATAACGGACTTACTGAGCTCAATAAAGCTCTTGCAAGTAAGGACTGGAATGCACTGAGTCAGCTGCTTGACCTAAGACCAGACAGTAATTTAGGTGAGTTTGTGCGAGCGCTTGATACATATTTCACTGCGCAGCTTGCTGATACTATAGAAACAATGCGTATTATAGATGTGCCTGAGTACAGACCTATAGCCAGCTACCTTGCAGGAGTTAACGGGCGTTATGTTAAAGCTAAAGAAGCTGCTAAATTTGCTGATATTATACTTGAACGTGATGTCACAGTCAGAGCTGTAAAAGCTAATGCAGCGCAGGTAGAAAATACAGCACAGCATATTTATAAGGAAAAAGACTATCTATTCCATCCTGGGGATTATTACAGGCAGCGGGTAGATAGTTTAGCTGAGCTTGGAGCACTCGATAGTATTGCACACTCATACAGACTTAACAATAATTATGATACGGCGGATATGATTGAGCGTCTTGTATCTTATGCTAAAGATATAGACTCCAGAGTACAGGCTAATGCTGTTCTTGATGCTTCACTGAAAGAAGCTGAACAGGCATTATCTCCTGAGCTCTACACTGTATATAGAGACTCTCTCTTTAATGCTAGGGATATGCGTAAACAGTCTATGCTGCGTGCCAGAGAGCATGCACCTGACTTTGTAGATAATGTAGTGTCTCAGCACTACTATCAATACGCTAACGGCAGCTACAACCTAGACCAAACCATAAGTGATTTGTATTCATTCAGTAAGTCTAAGTTGTCTAAGCAATATAAGATAGATAAGGAAGTATTGGATAAACTCTCTGTGGGACATACTGCGGGTATAGATACATACAGAACCGTACTGACAAACATAGTACATGACCCTGATAGTTTTCAGGGGCTCATAGATAGGGTCAGAAGCGGTAAGGATGTATTTATTTTTGATACCGAGACATTAGGTCTTAATACCAGAAGAGATACAAACCACGTATTCAGTATTGGACTTTATAAGCTTGATGCTGCCAGATGTGAGCTCCTTAAGTATGATAAAGAGCTTGAGAGATATACCAGTGACAGTATCAATAAGTTCATGCGTGCACTTATTGAAGACGCTGATGTAGGTAAAGGTTATAAGGAAGTTTATAATAAGCTTCCTAACTCTTTAATTGATAAAGGAATGTTCCCCGAATCTTCCTTTATGTCTCTTGCTGAGTTTAAAAAACTCTATGGGTATGATGGAGAACTACTTGAGAACGCCGGAGAGATATTCGCAGAGAATATAGCTAACACTATGCGTGAAATGCAGGGTCATGATATTTTAGATTTACATAGTGTTGTACTCTGTGGTTTTAATAACCACGGATTTGATAATGTGGTTATGGCTAATAACTGTCCTGAGCTATCAGCACTCTTTAGAGATGTTCCGCAGAATATAGATATATTCTCTAATATTAAAGCTAAGCATGGGCTCTATGTATCTGATAAAGATAGGAATATTATAGGTAATCTCTATAATACACTTATGACTAATCTGTCAGATACACCTATAGAACAGTTTAAGTATGCGTATCCGAGCAGAGTTATAGACAGCTATGATAGATTTTATAGAACATTGCAGCAGCTTGGAAACAGCACAACCACACTTAATGAAGCTGTAGCGCAAGGCTCTAAAGTACAAGGAGTTACTATACTTGAGAATATTTTTAAGGATACACCTAAAGAGATAGACCTTGGTAGAGCTGTAATGGAGCTTGCTGATGAAAAGGATTCTCTTAAGATGCTTAATTATCTTAAGGATAAGAGCGTTATCACAGAGCATGTGTATAAGCTTGTACCTGAGAATGAGCGTTCCTGGAAAACAGGCTACCTTGTTATGCAGCTTGAACATCCGGGGCTCACTCGTAAAGAATATGAAGCTATGTATTACTCCGGAGAGCTCATGCAGTATGACCGTGTTATTTCTAATTGGTTCCATATCCTTGATAAGACTCCTGAAGTAGATGTACTTAAGCTTACTCCTGCTGAGTTTGCAGCAAGAGCTGATGAGCTTAGAGCAGCTGCTGATGTTATTACAGGTGGACAAACAAGCAATATAATCAGATGGATTAATGGTGTAGCTGATGAGGGTTACGATTACTTTCAGACCTTTGCTGTACAGAATAAACTTACAGACAGGACTGTGCGTTTATTTGGAAATAGCATTGATAACTACAGAAGTATGGAGCAATACAGGAGGTTAACTTCTAATATACAAAGTCGTATTAAGAGTAATACTCATGATATTTTTAGTATGGAGAAGTATGCAAATGACACTATAACTGCTTGGGCTGAGATAGGAGAATACTGTAACAAACATCCTGAGCTCACAGGAGTGCAGTATCTCCTTAAGCTGCAAGATTTTGAGAAACTTCCTCTTAATGAACGCTTTGCTGTTATTGAGGAGTTATTACTAGGTAATACCTACGGATTACGTAAACAGTTTTATAATGATGCAGCTACAGGTATTGCTACTGTATCTGATATAATTCCATTTGAGTTTTCCGAGAATACTTCAAGGCTTATATATCATATATATGATACTCGTACAGGTACCGGATATAATGTGTTCCAAAAGGAGCTTGATTTCTTCACCAGACAAGCCAAAGGAGCTGCATATGAAATAGCTAATGAGCTTGAGCTTGTTAGACACGATACACAAGCTTTTGAAGAATTTGCTGAGCGGTTATCCAGTATTACAGGCGGAGCTTCTGTACAGAAGCATGTTATGGCTGTAGCACTACAGCCTGTTAATGAGCTTAAAAAGCAGATAACTAATATTATTAACAACGCTACTTCTTATTCTTCACTTACAGACCTCTATAATGATTTAGGTATTATCAGAGGTGCTTGGGATGAAGTACATCATACCAGAGTTAAGGATTTAGTTCAGGATATTCTGAATAGTGATGAAGCTATTTTAGAGCACCTCATATCCCCTGATTTTAACGGTATGATGTTTTTACATCGCAGTGAAGATGCAGATATGCTTAAGCTTATAGATAAACTCCTCGGAGAGGAACACCCTTACAGCAAGTACTTACAAGTACGTTACCTTGAAAAAGAACAGGTTGTAGCTGTAACTCTGAACAAGCTCTGTGATTTAGATGATGAGTTTTTACATCTGACTGATACAGGACAGAAGATAGCCAGAAATAATGTAGTAGGTAAGAATATGCCTACTGAGCTTCTTAATGTTTTTAAACGAGCTGTACCTAAATTAGATGTATTAGCTCCTGATTCTGTACTTAAGCTTTACTATGAAGCTCTACAGAATCTAGCCGCATACAGTAAGCACAGCTACAGAGATTATACACATGGTTTACTCAGCACGACCAATATTGACCAGCTCAGAGCAATATTCCACGCTGATGATATGCTTGATTTGGATAAGTTTGGTATGCAGACTATTGACGGTTTTGTCAGTGCTGGCAGCTATCTTTCCCTAGCCGACCCAAAAGCTGTTAACGGAGTAGCATTTTATAATAACCCACTGCTTACTATAGAAACATTACTAAAGCGTAATGCAGAGCAAACATTAGACTCGCATACTACAATAGCTTATTTCTTAAGGAACAGTGACCTTAATGCATTAAGTACCTTTAACTTCTCTGATAGAGAGTGGTTTAAGATACTTGATGAGCTTGAGGATTCCTTTGTAGTATGCGCTCTCGGTAATGACCCTAAGCATCAGAAGTATTTATCTAAGCTTGAGCGTAAGATACATGAAGCTAAAAAGCTTGATGATGTTAAAGCTCTTGAAGAGCTTGGTGGTGAATACCGAGCTTATAATTCTGTACAGCTTAAAGCGTTTAGTATAACAAACAGTAGTGAACTTGCTATGGCTAAAGAAGCCAATGCTGTACTGGTACCTAGAGCTATATATGAAACACTTTATGGTTCAGTTAATAATTTCACTCCTATTAATCCTATACTCAGGAAATACAATAGGTATGTAACTACTATGAAAGCGTTTTATATATCCTCACTCGGAACAGCTATGAGGAACTACGTAGATGAAACCATTAAACTCTATATAGATGTTGGTTGGGAGGGAATCCCTATAGTACACAGAGCCAGGTTTCAAGCTATGGCTGATTTATCTGATTACTATCAGGTACTCAGTTATATTAAAAAGGACCTTAACACTGGAGAGCTTATTAAGCGTCAGGTAAAGAATCCCAGAGCTATAGCACATCAGAGGCTTGTAAATAAGGGTATTGTAGATACTCCTTATTACTTTAATATTCCTGTATCAGATGCTCAGAAGTATTATGGGTACCTTGCTGAAGCAGGTGTATTTCCTCGGTATCTCAGTGAACGTATGGATGCCAACACATTTTTACGTATGCATGCATTTATGCTTGAAAGTGCCTCCGGAGGTACACAAGCAGGTGAAGTGCAGGCTAGGGTATTAGCTCAGTCTATACCTAAACTTGAGGGTGTTGCTGCCAGAAATGAGGGTGTTCTTGGAACACTCGGAGCATTCTTGAAGATGAAAGATAAGACTATGGATTCTTATGTATCTATGGGTAATTATTTGTTCAGTAAAGGTGTTTCAGCAGCACTTACTCCTATGGCTTATACTGAGCAGATAACAAGACTCACACATATGTACACTCTTGAAGAGCTTGGTATAGGTAAGCTTGAGGCGTTTTCCAGAATATCTAAGACACACTTTAACTATGATATTAAGGATAGAGCTGCTGTATATGCTCAGATGTTAATTCCGTTCTTTAATTTTATTAAGCTTAATTTAGATTACTGGATGAATATCTGGACTAAAGATGCACACTCTATACACAACATCCTGAGACTTAATACGCAGAATTTAAAGGAAGCATTAAATGATAATTACGAGAAGACTCGTACAGGGCAGTGGGTTGATACTAACTATCTGTATCAAGCTCTTGCAGGTAACCCTAGAATACCAAACCCTGCTGGGAATGTAGGACAGGCTGCTTGGCTTAAGCTGAATCCGTCATTCTATGATGCTTATCATTTTCTGCTTGACCCTATTAATCAAGGTATGCAGGATATATTCAGCCCTATACAAAATGCTCTTCAGGATGCACATTTCTTTGACGGAGCTATTAAAGCCGGGATATTCAGTGAGGGTTATGGAGGTAACGGGCTTAGGGATTTCCTACCGTTTATAGGTTCTACTGTATTACCTATGCATGAGAATAAGCTCAGATATATGGATAAAACCTACACCAGATACAGGAATGATACCTTTGCTAGGATACTTAAATCTCCTCTGAGCTTAGGGCAGTTACCTACTATCTTGGCTTTTTCTAAGATGGATTTTGGGGATGATTATGAGAAGTTTAATATGTTCCTTAATGCTAATGGATATGGGTATGACTACTACACACGTCAGATAAAACCATTAAAGGAGTGTAAAGCTCGTGATGTTAAAGAGCTGTCAGCTTATATGTATAAACATCATGGAGCTATATATGACTTTATCACAGGTACCTTTATTCCTGCGTATCTCACAAAGGACCCTGTAACACGTAATTACAGTTACAAGACAGCACACAGCACAGCCCAATGGTCGGATATACAGGAGCTTGCCAAACTCTATAGGAATAAAGGTTATGACTTTGTATCAGGAGGTTTTGTAGATTTAGGTACTAACGGAGCTATCTTTGATAGAAAGCAGTATGAGCGGTGGCAGAAGTCCAGAGGTTTTGAGAAGGAATATCTCACTAACACCTGGGTACCTGTAGGAACTGCCAGAGCACACAGCTATGGAGAAGCTGCTGAGTATATGCGTGCTCAAGGTATGGAGTGGGATTATATACTTAAGAAGTATGTACCTACAGGAACTGCGCTGGCTCATAATTATAAGGAAGCTAACAGAGTGTATGCTAAGTATGGATTTGAGTATGACTATGCCAGAAATACTTACGTACCTAAAGGTAGAGCTACAGTTAATAATTTTAATGAGTATAAACGTTTTCAGAGCGAGCGTAATCAGCTTGAATGGGATTATGCTACCAGGCAGTGGGTACCTCTCGGTACAGCTAAAGCATCCAGCTGGAAAGATTTGTACGGGGACCACTGGCATAAACGTAAACACTTCCACAAGCACTGGAAGAAGCGCAAACGTAAAGGCGGTAAGTTTAGAAGATTTGATACTTGGGAGGAAGTTGTAGAGTTTCAGCGGCAGCGTGGCCTTGCTTGGGATAGTATAAAACATGCTTGGGTTAAGCTTGGTACTGAGGCTACTTGGGATGACCTTGTAGAATATAAGAAGTCTAAAGGGCTTGGCTGGGATAGGATTCATAAGCAGTGGGTTGAACTTGATAAAGTTCCTACTTGGGATGAGTATCAGAAGCATAAAGAGTCTCAAGGTTATGAGTGGGATTACATTCAAAAGACTTGGGTTCCTAAGGGTTCTGCTATAGGTAAGAAGTGGAGAGATTACCAAAATTATAAAAAGAACACAGGTAAGACTTATGATTATGCTCAGCAGAAATATATAGGTGGTAAAATGAAAACACCTAAAGCTCAGTTTAATCAAGACTTTCATATCAGACATACTGTAGGTGAAGGTAAGCTCCGGAGGAATTACTTAGATTCTATGATACACAAGTATATTAATAATCAGGACCCTAATGTAAGATGGAATATTACTACTATTCCTAATCTGAATCTATATCAGATTAAAACTCCTAGAATTAAGAAACCCGTTCCTCGTATGCGGTTACAGGATGTACAGAGGCAGCAGACTTCCTTTGTTAAATACTATAGAAAAGCCGGAGTGTAATACTCCGGCTCTTTCTTATATGTTTTCTTGCAGTTCTATATCAGGTCTGGTCTCTTTAAGATTATCTAAATTATCTAAGAGAGCGTCAGCAGGTTTATGTACTGCTACTTTATCCCATGCTTTGGATGCAGCTAATACCACCTGATTCTGCACATGTTTATCTCTCCAGACAAGCCATGTGCACAGTTCCCACTCCTTTTCAAAGAGTACTGTCAGATATCCAAATGGAGCGTTTAAGTGAAACATCTCCATTTGGAGTTGTGTGTAGTAGTAAGCCGGAATACCATATCTCCCAGCTTTCTCAAGGATAGAAGCATTGCTGTCAGCAATAGAGCTGGCAATCAGACCCTCAGTTTTATAACCTCGGGTTTCCCTCCAGTCAGCTTTATCTCTGTTATAGTGCCGGGCTCCCTGCTCTGTACAAACTTTAATTTCATCCGGGATATATTTAAGCTCCCCATTCTCATCATAGCATTCCATGACTCCGTCAAAGTTTACTGTAAGAAATGGAAATTCATTATGTCTGTACATATCAGCGGGTTTCATAATTCGTCTGCCTGATATTTGGCTATGCTTTAGAATGATGAACGGTTCCAGGTCTCTACCTTTCTTAACTGCTGTCTGTTCGCTGATTGCTTTCTCTTCTTCTGTCAGATAATTTCTTGCTTTTTCTGCCAGAAGTGCCTCTATGTTCTTGTAAGGATTAACACTTACAAGAACAGAGGAGTCAGAGCAACCAAAACCATTCTTACGAAGTAATGCGTAAGTGTCATTAGGCAGCTTGTCTATGTCTTTAACAGCTACGTGTATAGGTAATATTTTTGTGTCTAGATAATCTGTGTTGATTTCATCAATCTGTACAGCATTAGCTTTAGCCCAATCATATTGTTCTGCTACAGTTAGTCTGGTTGGCATTAGTCTGTTACCTCACTTTCTTCCGGGAGGAGTATTTCATCTTCCCATTCATATTCAAAATACGGTTCTTCTTTTTCCGGAACTCTGGGATGCTTAGGTGTGTAATCCTCTGGGATTAAGTCTTGAAAGAAGTGTCTTAATCTGCTTTTAATAGTTCGGTGATGTTTTGGTTTATAGTTATCTGTAATTATCATAGCTGTCTACCTCAATTGTAGGGAGCTTAAATCCCTTGTCGTTATTGTTTTTGAATGTAACATAATGCAGCATATGTCTGTAGGCATCTTGTACATGTCTGTTTATACGTTTGTAATCATCTCTGACAGGAATAGCGTACCCTTTATGCACCCCCAGACCTTTCAGTAGTCCACGCTTTAGGAGTACTTCAGTTGACCAGCGTGCTTTAATTTCTACAGCGCGTTGCATGCAGTAAGCTATACTGCTGTCATAGCAGTATACCTGCATAGCACCTATAACCTTTGAGGTTTCCATCTTTGAGTAGCTCTGAACTACAGCCTTATCATAGTAGAGTACATAGTCTTCTATAACTACAATAAGGTCATCCCCGTACTTATCACTCATTTCTTCTAAAAGTGATATATGTGCACTCCAGTACTGTTCTGCGCACATGCATTCCACAGCATCAAGTGTTCCGAAGCGCAGCACTTTTCCTTCTCCGGTAGCGAGTATCCATCCGGTACAACCTTTACCTTCTTCAAAGGAGCCTGATGGGTCTATAGCTAATACGTAATTATACTTTTTATTTATCATTGGTATCATTTTTTAATATCCTTTCTAAATCCTTCTGTGTTTCAACTTCTTGTTTATCTGCCCATGCTGATGTAGTTACTTCCATATCAGCTATAACAGGTATGCAGGCATCTTCCCAATCTTCCATTATTTCCTTGAATTTAAAGAAGTGAGATATATCATCTTCAGGGTTCCACTCCCATGATAGCTCATCATGTATCTGCATTTGCCATTTTGTTTTTAGATTGTGTGCTTTAGAGTAGTTCCAAAGCTCTACAATTTTTGTTTTAAGGTAAAATGCAGCGCTACCTTGTATGAGCATATTAATGAGTTTATGTCCTGAAATATTGTAATAACGTATTCCGAATAAGTTAGTGGTATTGGAGTAAAGTTGAGCTCTAGTGTAGCAGTAGTCATGATACTTTTTAACTCCCGGAAATGCAGTATAGTAAGCAGCATCTATTTTTTGTACTTCTTCTATTGTTTTATCCGGAAACATCTGTCTAATGCGTCCTATTTTAGCTCCATAATTTTTAGCGAAGTTTACTCTTTTACCTATATCATAACGAGCAGCTTTAAATCCTTCATCCTCCGGTTTAAGTCCTGTAGCTGCTGTGGTTGTAGCTCCATGTACATCTACAGGTTCCCAGAGAGTATTATCTTCGTTATGATACCAACTTTTATCATAAGCTTCTTTTATGTATTTAGGGTTCTTAAAATCAAATTGTTCACCTCCTTTTCTGTGACACTTATAAGGCATATATGCCCTACAGAGGTTTGTGTCCGGATGTTCTATAAGTATAGTGTACAGAGCTTGAAAGCGTAATTCTATCTGAGAGTAGTCCAGATATACTATAGCGCTGTCTGTTACTACCATCTTACGAGGATTAAATAGTTCATTACCGTTTCTATCTTTAATTCCGCTTCTTGGGAATTGCTGAAAGTCTGATGTAACTCTTCCGGAGACAGTACCTACTTGTTGTATTTGAGTATACAGCCTATCAGTGTTTTGTGTTAAACGCTCTTGAAATCTTAAGATATATACGCTATACCATTTCTCTAAAGTACGCAGTTCTTGTATATATCCAATAAAACATTTAAGTTCTTCATTGGTTGTTTTATTATATAGGAGTGTCAGTGTTTCTGCGTTGGTGTTTGGTATATCTTCTTTGAAACGGTTAGTTATAATATCTTTGATTACTGCATGCTGTCCTGTACCTACAGGGTAACCTATGAGTTCTTGTAATTCCTGTCTTGTAGTCCTGATGTATTCTCGCATCCTAACTCTGGAACTTTCCAGATAAGCTGTATCACATTTAAATCCTACTCGCTCCATATTTACAATAGGTTCAAGTAAGTTGTTTTCAATGGATATAGCTTTTAGGTTATTCCTGGCTTCTACTTTAGGCATTAAGAACCACAGTATTTCTAAGGTATAGACTATGTCATATGCTGCATATGTCTTTAGTATATCCACATTCAGCCAGTTATATGGAATCATATCACTTTCAACAACATTAGTTACTTTGTGTTTTAGGCAGTCAGGAAGTCTTTCGTACCATTTACTGTAACGCTCTTGCAGTTCTTCAGGTAAGTCTGTAAGTTCAAAAGTACAGTCTTTTGTATATTCCTGTAATTCCTTAAGTGTAATTCTTAAGGAATTTTTAAGAGCTGTATTGTATGTTTTAGCAATAGCAGTACGTTCTTTTTTTAGTGCTGATTCATGTACTTTAGCTCCCGGGTCTATATACCTGGCAGCATAATCTTTAAGTGAGAGAGGCGGGCCTCCCTCACCCGTATGTAGCGCATCATGTCCATACCTTATATAAAACTGTGTGTCTGTAAGTGTTAACGTATCAGGTTTCAGTTTAAAGACATCATATCCTATATTCAGCAGCATATGCAGGTCAAAGCTTACGTTGTGTCCTGCGAGCAGTTTGTGTTTAGGCATTAAGTTATATAACCATATGTTTAATGCTTTAGCACCTACATCTGTTCTTATGTCTACAACGTAAGCGTAACCTCGCATGATGTCCGGGTCAATAAACCCAAACTGTACTAAAAAAGGTATGTCTTTAACTATATTAAGTCCTGTAGTCTCTGTGTCCAGAGCAGCGTAATCAGTTTGATGAGCGTTATAAGTAGTTAACATATTGTCTATGTCTTCTTCGGTTTCTATGTTATTCAGAAACCATTTAAACTGTAACATCTTCACCTAACCTTTCTACATATGTGTCTCGGTTTATTTGATTTACACCTAGTCTGAATCTTTCCGTAGGTATCATTTCATAGTTTGAAAACTTAATGAATAATCCTTTAGCTAATAGATTTGTTGCTGCGTTTAGAGCTTCATTACCTAAGCCTGTAGCAGAACCCAGTACATTTTTAGTTATACCTGCACTTTGTTCTAATTGCATAACCAGCATAGGGTATTTATCAAAAATAGTTTGAAGTAGTGCTATACCGTCTTCATCTATTTCTGTGTACTTACGCTCATGGTCAACAAACTGTTTAAACTTAAAGGTATCATTATCATATAGTTCTATGAAGTATTTTGCAGCTAAAGCTATATGTTCTTCAGTTACAACTATATTTTCAAAGCTATCATCTGTACTACAGAGGTAACCTGCAATGGCTATAGCTATTCTTGTAAGTTTTTTCCAGGCTTCTGTTCCAAATATTTTGATATGACTGTTATATATTTTATTCATATCACTGGCTGCTTCCATGATTGTTTCTATAACATTAGCACTCAGTACTATCTGTTCAGGAGTTCTTGACCACACCCATCTGATTCTATCCATATAGGCTTCTTTAGGGTACGGTTCAAGCGGTTCCCATAAAGGGTTAAAATCTGTATTCCCTTTATCAGACAGTATTAAAATAATGTCATATCTGGCGATGTCTTCAGCAGTTTCTATGAGGTCAGTTACTATTTGTATTCCGTTAGGGTAGCTTGCTATACTCTTAATTTGTCCTTTATCATTTTTAGGATTAGTAAGAGACAGCATACGTACCATAGCAGGCATCGTAATAGTTCCTGACACTCGGGTTATTCTAACCTCATTGCTGGACCTTATATCTGTAAGCTCTGTAATAACAGACTTATTAGATTTACCAAACTCCTCAAAGATAATCATACCTTTGTGGTTCTGTGGTATTATTCCGGCACGGGTTTGAAAACCGTTATTGGACTTATTACTGCCTCCGACAAGCCCCGGAATGGTAGCTGAGTTACCTGCAAGTGAGGTGAATGTACCGAGTTCATAAAGTTCTCGTAAGCAGTTAGCTGTGCTTGATTTACCTACTCTTGATTCGCCTATTACCAGGGTGTCCAGATAAGCTCTTATATTTTTGAAACGGCCCATATGAAACATAAGCGGAGTGTGGTAAGTTAAGTCAATAGTTTGTATTAACTTATTATTACCGTTGTAACCTAATACTCCTTTGACGCGTTCTGTTATTTCAAAGAGTTTATCTTTAGCTCTTCCCGGTTCTGCTTGAAACAGTTTAAGATTATTTTTTACGTTGTCAGTTATCTTAAAGTTAGATACTGAATCATTAGCTTCTTCAGCTCGTACAATAATCATAGTCAGCTGTTGCCCTTTATAAGGGTGAGGTACCAGTTTGTATGTTACAGAGTACTTCTTACCTGATTCAAGCCTTTGATTTATTGCATAGCACACATATTCCATAGGTTGATTGGTTTCTGTATTCTGTGTTTCAAATAAATCAGAAGCATAAGCTTTAAAAATGGTAGCTTGTTTGAGCACTGTTTGTCTGATGAATTTTTCTTTTAAGAGAACTCCTGTAAGGTTTCTTATGTTGTCCTTAATTGTTGTTTCTTTAAAGTTATTGTCCACCAGATGTAAGATATCTTTACAGTTATTTGCTTTGAGTTCCCATTCTCTAGTATCACCTACCTGCATAGCATCTGAACCATCTCCCAGAGCATATTTTTCAAGTATCAGAGCAGACGGACAAGCAAATGTTGTATCTGTTACTGCTGTTACCTGAATATTTGTTTGGCATAACTTATTGATATGTTCCGGTTTAGATGCTTCAGCTAAAGTCCATTTAGGGATTTTAGGTGTTTCAGGCTCCGGAGGTGTAAACAAAGGTGTAGCTTTTATACAGCGAATTAAATCTTCTTTAGTGTGTTTATACTTAACAAAGTAGTCTGTGATATCTTCTTTGTTTTCCATTCCTTTATGGAATTCAGTACAAACTCTGACTGTTTTAGCTACACCTAATAGTTTAGTACCTAGTTTAGCTGCTCCTTGACGTCCTGCATCATCGTTATCATAACAGATAACAATGTTTCTGTTCTTAAAAGGAGCTAGGAATAAAGGAGCTGCCATTTCTCCGCCTGTCAGGGTAATAGCATTTAAACCGTGACTACGAGCTACAGCCATATCTTTCTCTCCGGCACAGATTATAGTTGTATGTTTCAGTGGAGAAGCTTCCCAAAGGTCATAAGGGATAATTAAACCTGTAGGAGAGCCTTGTCTACCTTTTACTTTAGGAGTACCTCCTTTACAATAGCTACGTACATCTAAGAGTTTTCCATACATTAATACAGGAAAATCTACAGATTGTAAATTCAGTTCAGTGGTTTTGAGTTGCAGTTCTTCAGTTACAGTTTCACTGATACCTAAATTTTTGCAGTATTGTAATGTTTCAGGTTCAAGTGTTTCTCTTGACCATGTGAGCTCATCATCTTCTGTATTAAACGTAGATTGAATACGTTTAGCTTGTATTAAACCTGTATCTAATACTTTTTCTATAAATTGTGTCTCGGAGAGCCCTTCACCACATGACATACAGTGAAATAACATCTTTTCAGTATTAACTGAAGCTGATGGATTAGACTCATGATAAGTAAGCCCGTTTACTGTAGTATGTGGAAAAGGGCAGGTCACCTGGACTTCTGTTTTACTGTCAGTAATATTAAAGTAGTCCAGTAGAAAGCTCATTTTTAAATCTCCTCGTCGTCTAGTTCAATAGGTGTTTCTTTTTCAGGTTCTGCAAACGGAATATCATTCTCAATTTCTGTGAATCCGGCGGTCATTTCCTGTTCTGGCTGATAGTCCTTTAGTGGAATGTACATCTCATTTCTGATATCAACTACGCTCTTTTTTCCATAGTTTGGATTATCATCAATCTTGAGCTGTACCATAGCTTGTCTGCCTACAAGAACTTTTGTGAGGTCTTCAAGTTCGAAGTTACCGTTAACAGGTAAATCAAAACCCTCTACAAACTTACGAAGCTTATATAGCATAAAGCCGTCGGATGCTTCCTTAAGAATATCAAATACATAAGCTCCATATTTACCGTTAGGCAGTACAACCTGCATACCTACATTTAGGTAAGGGTCTCCGGCTTTGCTTATTTTTATTTCTGCTTTCTTAATTTCCATTTTATTCCAGCCCTCAGCTAGTGTCTGAGGTGCGTCTGCTGCTTTTAACTTATCGTAACTAATCATAATATTTACTGTCCTTTCTTTGTTATTCTGAGAATGCTTTCCATATGTGTTGCAGTTACACTCTGGATAAATGCGATGTCTTCATTTACCTTGATAAGAAGCTTGTTGTATGCTTCTTCAGCCATACGTTTAGCTTCATAAGCTGAGTTCAGGTTACCCTTAAGAAGCTCAAGCTGCTGTTCTACTTTATGTAGTTCTTTCTGGTTATCTTTGTAGCACAGAATAAGCTCTTTTTGAGTCATCTTGGTTAGAGGTACTTCCTCCAGTTCCTTTAGAGTTCTTACCCTTTCTCTGGCTTTTCTGGGTTTTTTAGCTGGTTTTGTTTCCTGCTTTGGTATCACATTGTCATTTGTGATTTCTACTGCTTTGTCTTTTGTAATTTCTGTTGTCATGTTTTTTTTCTCCTTTTAATCAATAGTTAGCTTAATGTAAGCCTTTTTAAGTGGTGATAACGGCAGGTCTTTGATCTTAGTATTTCTGTAGCCCAGCTCATCAATAATCATTCCCCAAAGTGTTTTCTTATTAGGATGTTCTTTCAGGTAGGCTTTAACAGCGTCTTCATACTCTTTATGCTGCGTTTCTGCAATAGCTTCAGGAGACGTACCCTCTTCAAGATACTGTCTCAGCTGTTCACAAAGCTCTTTAGTGAAGATATAAGACTCTCCTTTTGTAAACATCGCGTATCTTGATTTTACTACAGTTGCTCTCGGAGGGGTAGTAGCAGTTCCTGCTTCTTCCATATGCAGCACCAGGTCAGGTTCATATTTGATATCGGCCTGCATAATCTGTTGTTCTCCTAAGGACTGTACTGTAGTTTTTCCCTGTTCATTGACTCCTATTTCCATCTTTTCTTTAACTCTTACAGTAGAGATACAATGTACTCTGTTATCTCTTAAGAGTTCAAAGAGTAAACCTTTTTCTTTTACTACACGAGGGTCTCCCCATGCAGCATATTCATTGCGGTTGTTAGATGTAGCTTTTACCTCGCTTAGGATATCAAGAATACCTCCTTTATATTGCCAAGCATGTGAGATAGAGTCCAGAATAACTACTGAAGCTCCTGCTTTGATAGCTTCTTCTCTGAACATCAGATAATGTGATGGCTTATAGCCCAGCTCAGGTGTGAGGTTTCCAATCTGAAAGTTTTCAAATTTACCTCCGGAAGAGCTGTTGATACCGCTGAATAATGGCAGTGAGTTATTTTCAGTGTCAATAGCAAATACTTTTTCAAAATCTCCTGCGAGAGCTTGTCCTAGTATTAAGGCTAATCCTGACTTACCGGAGCCTGTTAACCCCTCTATGAGGATTGAGGCTTTACACTGCTTTCTTTCAGCTTTTCTAAAATTAAATACCGGGTTTTGTGACATAGTGTACTCCTTTCTTTTTTAAATATTTATTATAATCATTAATGACATCTGTCTCTGTGAAGCGTTGCTCCAGTAAGGAGTAAATTTGTTCATCATAAGATTCAGATATCATTAATTCGATTATCTTATGTGGTTTATTTGCTCTATCTTCTGTAGTAGCTACAAACCTATCTTCAGCTTGCATTATATCTCCTATAGGCGGGAACTTATCAGCAAAGATAGCTGTTTCAGCTCTATCTAAAGTTAGTGCTTCTTTTCCTGCTTGTATATTAATGAGTAATACATTAAATTTACCTGCTTGAAAATCTTGTTTATACTGTTCTCTTATTTTTTTAGGTGTAGCACCTATAATCATAGCCATCTTAATTCTTGCTTTTAGCTGATTAAACATTAGTTTTAAAAAGAGTGTTGATGTACTGAAGATTATTATCGGTTCCTCCGGATAATCAGTTATGTATTGTTTTATGTAATCCAGTTTAGGAGAACGTCCCTCTATTCCCAGAAGCTCTGGATGTAAACAGAGTTGTCTTTCTCTTATTAGAGTTTCCAGGATATTTTTAGTTTCGGTATCTCCTATTCTAAACTCTTCATGTAATTGTTTCAGTGCTTTTTTCTGCCGAGGTGTCATAGTTAAAGTTACTCTTGTGTAATCTTTTTCAGGTAACCACGGCATGACATCTTTGCGTTTTCTCTGTGTGGATATTTCACTCAGTTCCTTTTGTAGTATTTGTTGCATTCCTGGTTTGAAGTTTGTAAATTCGGTAAATGTTCTTGGTTGTTTTCTGACTTTGTCCCAAACTTGATGTACTTCTGATTCAAAGTACGTGGTTTTAAACTGCCAAACACCCTCACGTGCTGGGTTTAAAAAGTACAATATTGAGTATATATCATACGCTTTTCCCGGAGCAGGTGTACCTGTTAGAGCCAGTCTGTAAGGTATATTACGTGCCAGTTTAAACATTGACTTAGCGCTTGCCGAGTCAGGTGTTTTAATTCGGTGTGCTTCATCCAAGATAATATATTTAGGTTTAGCTTTTATTATTTCTTCAGTAATCCCTTTAGATACTTTAGTTGTTTTACAACTGTCTAAAGAAATAACAAGTCCGTGTGTCCATTCTTTTTTTATGAGCTTACGTCTTTTAGCTAAAGTACCATCACATACTATACAAGGTTTACCTACCCATTTTTCATATTCAGCAGTCCATTGATATAGTGTAGATGCTGTAGTTATTATGATAATTTTTTCATTTTCAAATCCTCGGAGTTTTATTGTTGTCAATGCTGTAGGTGTCTTACCTGTGCGTTGTTCATTGAAACAAGCCATTGCAGGCTTTGTTATTAGAAATTTTGCATCTTCTTTCTGATAAGGTCTTAATACTCCGGTAGTTCTTGGTTTTGTAGCCATTCCTTTTCCTCTTTTGTTAGTGTAATTGTTTTAGGTACATAATTGAGTTTTGCATCAAGTTCTATAGCTGTCGGTGAGTGCTTCTGTGCCGGTGTTAATGGTACATAGCAATAGATAAAGGCAGGTCCTTTATCTCTGTTATTATCTGAGTCTATTTTCTGCAGTGCGTTAATCAGCTGCGACTGAGCTACAGAGCGTGAGTCACTTGAGTTAGCAACCATCTTAATAAGTGCTGAGTCTTTAAGAACTTGCATTTCAGAATTTCTATGTTTAATAACATCTGGTTCTTTTAGGAATGCTGACCACACTTCTGATGTAAGTAGTGTATTGCTATCGCTTTCTTGAGTCAGTTCTTCCAGCTCATACTGATTGGCTCCTATGGCTTCTTCGCCTAAATCACGGAAGATTTTCCATAGTTTATTTTTTTGTGTTTGTGTGAGTTTCATGTGTGAACTCCTTTATTATGAATAACTTTTTAAAGTCTATAAGTGTCTCTAACAGGATTAGTAATACTTTTCTATCCTGACCTGTCAGATTGTATATCCAGTGTGGTGGTAATCCTTGTGCTCTCGGGTTACTTGCTAACTCACCTAAATGGTGGTACACACTGGAACGTTTTATATTTAATCTGGTAGCTATAGCGTTTTTACTGTATCCCAGTTTTTTCAACATGAGCACCCAATATCCTGTAGCTATACGTTTAGGTGCGTAAGTTAACGTTTTAGTTACCAAATGTTTTATCTGTGTTGTGTATATTTCCTCTTCTGCCAGATTAGCTATTCCACATAGAAAATCCAGTAGTTTAGGGATGTTAAAATTTGTATTATTTGCAAATTTATAACATATTTCTAAGAATTGCGCTTCTGCATATAACATGTAGTTTAACTCTTTATATTTTGACTTATACATTTTCTTTATTTTCTTTCTAAAAAAGTAAACGCTTAGAGTTTTTAAGAAATAATCGTGGCTAATAGTCGAGGTATTCTTGTCTACTTTATGTGCTAATAATTAGGGAAAAGGAATTATTATTGTATTACTCTAAGCGTTTATTATGTATATAAAAACGATGCGCTGTGTTCGGAGTTGATATGAGTTTTTAATATACGCACCGTTTTTATCAGGTTTATTGTAGCATACTTTTGTAAGTAGTGCTAATTATTTAATAGACTGCTGTGCGCGTCTTATAGACTTAGGTTAATCAGGGAGGTACTTTATTCAGCTTATGTTATTAAACCTATAAAACGCGCATTTTTCAGTCTTTTTAAGAGATTTGCGTGTTTAAAAAGTGTCCAGCGTTCCACTAAAGATATTTACTGTCATAAATGTTTTTAATGGATTACCATTCAGATAATTAATAAAATTAGCTATCTGAAGAGCTGCAAGGACGTGTACCGTAGGTGCTACGGATAGAGTCATTCCGCAGGCACTGACAGGTGTCTCATCTTTAGCTTCAGCATGGCTGAAACACATACTGTCAAGCAGTGCTTCCTGTTGTTTTTTATCTGACCAGTCAGCAGCCAAAACAGTACCGTCTTCAAGTCCCAGTCTTATATCAAAGACAGCTTTGATACTTTTATTTTTGGTAGCTACTTTGGTAATCATCCGTCTGGCATCTATGTTATCTATTGCCAGGAACACATATCCGGAGAGTCTGTCTGCCGGAGTGCATTTACCTTTAGTTGTAATTTTAGCTGTGTCATTCAGTTTAAGCAGTCTTTCTTTAAGTACTTTTGTTTTAGGGAGTCCTATCTCTGTATTGTCATACAGCTGATTGACTACGTTATGAGATTCAATAACATCAAAATCCCATATGGTCATATTGCTTACGCCGGAGCGTACCAGCATATCAGCTAAAAAGGAACCTGTAGCTCCGCAGCCTATAACGTGTACTTTCTCTTTACCGATTAGTTTAGGGTCAAAATATTCCTGGCTTTTGTTTAAATTAATCATTATTTGTTCCTCCTGCTTTTGTAATATTCATATTCATTGTCATAAAGCATCATATCGTCGTCATCTGTGCTGTAATAGTAATTTTGATAAGCTTTATTTTGTGGTAGGCCGTTTGAGTGTCTGTTATATGGTGTTTTTCGTGTTACTTTTTTCGGTAGAATAATGTTTTCTTTTGACGTTTTTTCGGCCCAATCTTGCATAGGATTTTTAGGACTGATTATTTCAACATCGTTTGTTTCATAGATGAGTCCTGTCTTTTTATCATATAACCTGCACCAAATAGTTCGAGATTTGTTTACGATAAAGAAGATATAGAAATCATCATCTTTTATTTGAGCTAAGGTATCTTCTTGTAACTGTAAATCTATAGTACTTGGAGATACGTTCATATTTACATGTGAGTGACCGTGAAAACGGAGCTTGTCAAATGTGTCTTCCGGAGAAATTGCAAGTTTCAGCATCCATTCATTGAATTTGTTTTCGTCAGCTCTTATAGAGACTGCTGTAACAGTCTGGGGATATACCAGAATGTCTGTAATAAGGTAAGCATTATCTTTAGATTCTACAGTGCCATGCCAACCTATTTCTTTGTTATTGTAATCTACAAGAGCCCACATTTTGTTATAAGCTTCTTCAGTAAATCCTATTACCGGGATTGCTTTGTTAATACTCAGCATTTATTCTTCCTCCTCTTCTTCTTCTTCCAGTTCTTCAAAGTAATAATCATCTTCAGCATCGTCTATATAATTTTTTCGAACTTCCTGCCAGCGCTCCATCAATTCATCTGCTATAGCTGCATACATTACATATGTCTCTGTGTTAGAGTCATACAGTTGTATTTGCGAATATTTTATAGTTTGATAGTATATATTTTGTATAACGTATCTATCACTTAAATTAAGATTAGACAGTGCGTAGTTCAGTTGTACGAGCATGCCTTCATAATCTTTATTTTCTAAAAATTCAGTAAGTGCATACTCGTGAGCTCCCCAGCAATCATATTGCATAATGTGAGGTTGTTTCCAATACGTATCTGAGTTGCATCTATCTATTGTATTCGGAGGAAAGTTCTTTTTGTCAGTTCGTGTTATGCTGTTACTTTGTAGACCTATATCTACGCAGCTGTATGTAGTAATTTGATACCGCTGTGTTATAAGCAGTGCATAAAAGAGTGCTCTTTTTTCTTCAAGTATTTCTCTAGTAATATATTCATACTGCATACAGGTATTTTGTAAACAATCTTTTATGTTATCTTCATTCCACTCTGTAAGATTGTTTGTACTCTCAATCCTGAGAGTGTTTTCTTCAATGAGATAATCTATAGACATGTGAGGGAAGAAGTCCTTACAATACTGTTGCAAAGTTTTTAACAGTTTTATGCTGTTTGTTATTTTTCTATATACAGGCCCTGTATTTATAAGGTCTTCATATTGCTCTATTAAATTTTGTTTTCTTGTTTTTTGTTCTTCTAAAGCAGTATTTGTTTGTTCTGTTTCTTGTAGAAGCTGCGTCAGTTCTGTCGTGCTGTTTACTATAGTATCCGTTATTTGTTTTAGTTTAATTTGTGTATATCTTATATTACGCTCCCATTGTTCTTCCGCAGCTCTATGTATGATATACGTTTTAGTATTCAGTTTTTTGTATATCTTTTTCAGTTCAGCATTAATATCATCAGCTTTTAAAAGCTGTTTTAAAATACTGATGTTGTTCCACTGCGTCAGTTGATAATTCTTTAAAAAGAGTTCTGTTGCGGAGATGTAGAGTCTGAGCAGGTTTATACAAAACTCATTAAGATTATGTAAACTTTTATTCTTTAGGAAAACCATTACTGTATTATTGTTTTTATTTACAAATACGTATGTATCGGTTTCCCAAAAGCTTTCTATTTCAGTGCTTAATGTTTCATTTTTTATCCAAGCTGTGTCTTCTAAAAGAAATGTGTCAAGTATTTTTTGCCAAATTGGCTCTAAATTATACATATCTTTATCCAACACAGGGATGATATATAAGGTATTAGCTGCTATGCTTTTTTTCCATTGTTTGAATGTACTGTTTTCTATTATTTTGTGGTAGTAGTTAAAGTTTATGGCAAGTTTATTAGTCACCATATTTATGGTATTTAATAAATAGTGTATTCTATCTGCTTCAGTTACAGTGTAATCTAAGGATACAATCTGCCTTAATTCCTGTGTTTCTATGCCTCTACTTATACAAGTATATGGGCTATGCTGCCCCCATACTTTTTCTTGCATTCTTTTGTTAAATGTAGTGAACTCGTTTGAGTTTATAAATTCTTTAAATGTCATAGCTGCCTCCCTTTTGTTAAAAAAAAGCAAAGGGCTAAATGCCCTCTGCCTTTAAGTTGTTAAATTAATCTTTGTATTAAAGTTAAAATTTAGAAATTACCGTCAGACTTTACAGTCTTGATAAGGTGGTACTTTGGAGCTTCGCCGGCAAGGTCATAGATTGTATCATCCAGCTTGTCAGGTCTGACTGCCTTACCGTTCAGGTAAGGGACTCCAAGGTTAGGATTCATTCCGTTATCTTCATAGATTTCTCTTACAGTTGTAGTGTTTACATCTATAATAACTGTCTTTCTTGTCTGATTATCTGCAAGTAGTACTTCTTTCATGTCTATTTCCTCCTTAATTAAATTTCAAGCATTGCTTCTGCTTCTTCGTATACTGCGTTGTATTTCACAGCTGCTTCACCAATCTGATTCAGTGTTGCTGTCAGCTTAGGCAGTAGCATTGTGAGTATATCTGCTGCTACTTCCTTTGTGAAGTTACGTACAGTATCTTCTAAGATAATTCTTACATTATCTTTTCCTGATGCTGAGATGGTAACTCCGGCAGGAATGCACCCTGCAATAACATTTACCTGTGGAAAATTAACAACATCAAGTTTGAACAGCTCATTGTTATTTTCATCCTTTAGTGTAAATGCTTCAGGTGTTCTCTGCTTAAGTTTTAGAATTTCTTCATTTTTAAGTCCCTCCAGCTTAATTACCATTACATGTTCCAAAAATGTTGCTTTCATAGTTAACTCCTTTTCTTTAGTATTTTGTGTTAGAAATATGAATTTAAGATATATAGAAATAACGTATTGTGTAACAGGCAGTCAGTTAAGTTACCTTGTGTTATAGTTAGTACGCCTGCTACACGCACCCCGTATGGGACATATTAAACTTCCTTTTCCAGGAAGCGGTATAAAGCATCTATAGCTTGCTCTATACCTACGTTGTAAGCGAAGTATTTATCGCTTTTAGAGAATACCCTAAGAGCATTAAAGCTGTCAAATAACAGTTTATACTCTTCTTCTGTTGCAGGACAATCCGGGTAATTCTCGTAGTGTTCCTGCAATACATTTTGACAATCAGAGATTGCGGTGTTAGTCATTACCAGATTCTTTGAATCAGCTTTTTTGTTTTTAAACCACTCCATCTCTTCCATCAGGAGTGCTTTAGTTATTCTTCTCATTTTCCCGTACTTCCAAAACCTCCTGTTCCTCTTGTTGTTTTTGTTAATTTTGTAACAGGCTCCAGCTCACATTTCGTAACATTTGTTACAATCAGTTGAGCTATTCTGTCTTCGTTCGTTATAGTTACAGGGTCTTTGCCTAAATTAATCAGCGGTACAGCTATCTGACCTCTGTAATCAGCGTCAATAGTGCCTACACCGTTAATTACAGTAAGCCCGTACTTAGTAGACAGACCTGACCTGGCTCTAACCTGCGCCTCATAGCCCAGAGGCAGCTCAACAGATACCCCTGTGCCTATTGTAACTATTGCTCCCGGCTGTAGCGTGACTGGGTTTACTAAGGAAGCTTTTAAATCCATTCCTGAAGCTCCCTGAGTTTTGTACTCCGGTAAATATTCCGGAGAGCATACTACAGGCACCTTCAGTGGTCTGTTCTGTAGTATGTGTTTCTCAGTACAGTTACTGAGGAGCCAAGCTGCTATAAGGATACTCGTAACACTTACTATAATGTCATCATAGTAATCTGTTACTGCAAGTATCCACAGATGCAGTAATATAAGCGTTAAAAGCGCTAATTTTTTAATTTTCATAAAGTTCCTCCAAATCTACATCAGATAACATCTGATGTTTCACTTTATATTGTCTGCACACATAGCTGAGTATGCGTGCTTCCTGAGATTTATAGTACTCAGGGTGAAACAGCACTACATCAGCAATTTTGGCACTCTCTATATTATCACAAAGTACGTTTAATTTGGTACTTTGTGCATCTTCTCTATCGGCGTAGCTTGTGCCGATTATATGAACGTGCTCCGGAGCGTATTTCTTTTCCAGAGCTCTTTTCATTTTAATGAGCTCAGAACTGAGCTCAGGCAACACTATAAATATGTTCATAATTATACTCCTTTATGTATAAATATAAATAACGTAAAAATAAGTAGGGCTGAGCCCTACTTATTTGCCAGAATTCTAAGGCAGTCAGCTACTACCTCGTTAGTAGCTCTCCAGTTTACGTAATCAGGGTCCTGTTCATTCCTGTATATCTTCAGATATACGGTCTCTTCCGAACCCTGAGCTGCCTCAGCGATACTTTTCTTGTGCATCTGGCGAACCAGAGGTGCTAGGAACTGGTTTAAATCCTGGCGAAACTGAGGTATAACCTGCATAAGGTTGAATGCCTCAATAGGCTCACCGGAGTTAAGGTTAGTACCCTCAGTGAAATGCATCAATACTATATCCCTACCAGTTTTGTTACTGGTAAACATAGTAAAGTGTGAGCACTTCGCTGAAATGTACATCAGGTCCTCCTGCCTCAGCACTTCTGTCTGATTAAGTTCAATTGGAGCATCGAACTCATTAAACTTATTAAATTCATCAAATTTCTTATAATTATTAATATTAGCCATGTTATTACCTCCTTATGACTAACTCAGTTAATTGAATTCAGGATTGAATTCACCTGCCCCGTATGGGACTTATTTATAATATTTTTATAATTTATAATATTTTTATTAAGTAATTTTTTTTATTTTTTTTTATTATTTTAAGGTGTATTGTACTCTATTTAATTGTGTAATTTGGGGGATTTCTGTGTGAGGTGTGCTGAATAGAAAAATATTCTTAAAATATCGGTAATTTAGAAAAATATTCTACTGTGTAAGTGTACAAATTCTTAGAGTGTTTTTGTTTGTTAGGTACAAAATTGAATTGTGTACAGTATAACACTGTTATAGTTTATGTGAAGTTTTGTTTACAGATAAATATGGAGGTTATGTGATGAATGTGAAGAAAAATAAGGTGGGGGACCCCCCCCTCTCCCAATTTCAAAAAATTTTTTCATTGTACAGTTTTTCTGTACAATAGTTATTTTTTTAACAGCTCCGTATAAAAGTAACATTATTATGTATATTATATATATATATATACATATATATGTATAATTATACACTATATATATATATATATATAAGTATATACTAATATTAATATAAGTATATTATAATATTCTAATATACTAATATGAAGATGATTGGGTGGAAAAGGGGGTAAAGGTATGTGAAGAACATCTGTTCTTTTGTACAGGTTTTCTGTACGATGATTTTACAAAAAATTTTCCACATCAGGGGGGGGTACCCCATTTTAACCCAAAAAAGAGAGCAAGAGGTCAACCACTTTTTAACACCTCTCTAACTCCTACCGA